TACACGGGCAAACAATTTTACTAATGAATAATTTTATTTACGGAGCACCAGCATTACCAGTAGGAGCGCCTGCGTTTGGAACGCCGGTGAGTATGCCTGTACAGCAGCCGGCTCAGCACATGCCTCCTGGGGCTGCTAATCAAGCTATTAGCTTTGCAGCCGATCATGGTGGTTGCGGGTTTTGGCGTATACACTGGCCTGAGTCTATAATCAATTCATCAGGGGCTGGTATAATTACTAACTCAACAATGATGTTGTTAGACTCCCGTTATTATCAAAACGTAAAGTCGGTAAAAATACAACGACAAGTAACACCACCACAACTTGAATTTACTAAGTTTCTCCGGGATGTATCTAATAAAACTAACAAGTTTAAAATATATTACGAAATTGATGATGTTATTTTTCCTGAAGACATACCTATTTATAATAAATCCCGAGAGGCGTTTGTAGACCCTATTGTTGCAAAAACTGCTACTGAAATTATACAGCTTTGTGATTATATTACATGCCCTACTAAGTTCATGGCAGATTATTACACTGAAAAGACTGGTGTGCCTGCTATAGTATTACCAAATTATATGCCTAAGTTTTGGTTAGATCGTTTTTATAGCAAGGCAAAAATTGTTGAAAACTTTGATAGAAATAAAAAGCGTCCGCGAGTGGGTTATGTCGGTAGCCCTACTCACTTGAATATTGCTAATGTACCTGGTGCAATTGACGATATTGGACCGCACTTGGAAAACATACGCAAAACTGCAAAAGACTACAAATGGGTGTTTATGGGTGGTTACCCTCACGCATTGCAAGATCTAGTTCGTTCGGGCGACATAGAATATGTTCCCTGGAAGTCTTTGTATGATTACAGCTACGCATACGATGCATTGAATCTTAATGTAGCTATTGCACCTCTTCAAAATAATAAGTTTAATTTATCAAAAGCACCAATCAAGTATCTTGAAGCAGGGGCCTTAGGCATTCCTTGTGTGTGTCAAGACTTTGCACCGTACAATACTGATCCGATTGCGCCTTTGAGATTCGATACATCCGATGAAATGATGGACATTATTAAAAAGCTTACGAGCAACCGTCAATATTATCTCACTGAATCGGATAAAGCCCGCAAGACTGCTAGCCAGTACTGGCTTGAAGATCACATTGAAGAGCACATTAAAGTTTACTTTCCTTCTTGATTAGTTCGTAATAAGATACACAATTATTGTGTGTACCGTAACATTTATTATAGTTCGAGAGAGGGTTTAGCGTATCTCTTTACGTGGAACGAAGCCGGAGAACGGGTAGTCACAAAGACTCCTTATCGTCCGTACTTTTATGTTGAGACTAACTTAGACGCTTTTGATGCTACCTCTATCTATAATACCAAGCTAAAGAAGAAAGAGTTTAAGAACGGCTACGAACGTAATCAGGCCGCTCAAGACGGTGCAATAAAAAGACTCTACCATAACATTCAGGTAGAGCAACAGTTTCTTATTGAGAAGTTTAAAGACCTCTACGATAAGCCTGAATTTTCTAAAGACCCCGTTAAAGTTTGCTTTTTAGATATTGAAGTGCATAGCCCGGACGAGTTTCCTGAAGCTAAAGATGCCAAGCATCCTATCAATCTCATTACAATCTACGATAACCTATCTAAGACGTTTTACACTTGGGGTACTAAGGCGTATAAACCTAAGAAGACTAACGTAGTATACACAGAATGCGAGAGTGAAATAGATCTACTAGATAAGTTTCTAGATTTTTGGGAAGACGGTTATTACCCTGATATTTTGTCAGGATGGAATACGGACTTTTTCGACTTTCCGTATCTTATTAACCGCATTACTAACCTACGAGGCGAAGGAGCTGCTAAGCGCCTCTCTCCTCTTAAGAGTCTTTGGTGCCGTAAAGGTATTTTTGTAAAAGGGCAAGAATTAGACCGGTGGTATATTCATGGTATTTCAGCTATGGACTATCTCGAGGTTTACAAGGGTTTTGCTCGTGGTCTACTTGAGTCTTATGCCCTTAATTTTGTAGCACAGCATGAACTCGGAGAAGGTAAACTAGCTATTAACGCGACTAATCTGGCTACTCTATCTGAAACCGATTGGGATAATTTTGTAGATTATAACATTCAAGACGTTGATCTGCTTGTACGGATGGAAAACAAGCTGCAGTTTTTTAAGATTATTCGTATGTTGGCCTACAAAGGTCTTACGAGTTTTGAGGCCGCTCTTGGTAAAGTATCTATCGTTACTGGGTGCGTTGCATTAGAAGCATATAAGCACGGCTTAATTATACCCACATTCGTTGAGGGACCTACCCGGGAAGCTATCGAAGGTGGTTATGTAAGAGACCCAGAAAGAGGCTTGAAGACTTCTATTGTTAGCTATGACGCTAATTCTCTATACCCTAATACTATTATCACGCTCAATATCTCGCCCGAAACTAAAGTAGGTAAGATAAAACAAAAGGATGAAGAGAATACGGTATTACTCTTAACTAGCGGTAAAGAATACAAACTGCCTAATGATAAGTTTGAGAAGTTTTTAGGGGTAGAAAAGATAGCTATATCTAAAGCTGGCGTGCTTTACACTCAAAAGAAGAAAGGTGTGGTGCCTTCTTTAATTGATGGTCTTTATAGCGAACGAGTAAAAAACAAAAATCAGTATGTCGAGCTCAAGAAAAAGCTAAGTAAGATAGAGCCCGAAACTGATGATTACAAAACGTGCAAATTCAATATGGAGCGGGCCGACACCATCCAACACGTCATCAAGATTCTACTCAATTCTATTTACGGTGTTTTTGCTAATAAGTTTAGTCCTATTTGTGATAGTGATCACGCCGGTAGCATTACTCTCACTGGTCAGTCTGTGGTCAAACAAGCGTCGGTCATCTTAGACACCTACGCAAAAGAAAAACACGGTATCGATACTTCTTTAACGATTTACGGAGATACTGATAGTACTCATGTAACTATACAGCCTATTGTTAACAAACTTAAGTTAAAATTGTTTGAGAACAATAAAGTTACTCAAGAAGGTTTAGATCTTATTGATAAAGAGATCGGCACGTATCTTAATGCTGAGATCAAAAAGTGGTCTGCTTCCGAATTTCGCTCTATTGATCCTCGTTATTTTTTTAAGAGAGAATCTATCTGTGATGTAGGAGTATATCTACAAAAGAAACGTTATATTATTCACGTACTTAACGATGAAGGAGCTGACGTTAATAAATTTAAGTACGTTGGGGTCGAAATTGCGAGATCTACTACCCCTAAAAAAGCTAAAGAACTAATCAAACAAGTAATCGAGACCTCCTTATTAGGACAAGATCAAAATAAAGCTAATAAACTTTATAAAGAGGTTTATGATAAGTTTAAAAGCCTTTCTGTAGACGATATTGCCATTCGAGGTGGTTTAAGCGATCTTGAAAAGTATGAGAGCAAAGCTAACGGATTTAAAATTGCTACTGGTACCCCAAATCACGTAAAAGGCGCGATTTGGTACAATCAACTTCTTAAGCATTTAAAGCTTGAGACGAAATATGAGCGTATTACGTCCGGTGGTAAAGTAAAGAAGATTTATATCGCACCGAACAAATATAATATCGACACTCTTTGCTACCCGGTTAGTTTTCCTCCAGAATTTAAGCATTTTGAGGTAGATTATGTCGAAATGTTCGATACAATTATTAAACCGCCTGTGCTTGCTGTGTATGAAGCAGTAGGATGGCGTTTACCCGATCTTAACAACGAAACTGAAGTAGACTTATTTGAATTTTTCTCATGATTAAAATCTCTCACGAATCTCCTCTCAGTATGCTCGAGATATCTCGTACATACAATGATTATGACTACGCTTTAGTGCATCTCTTTGAGAAGCATCCTAATTACTACCAGTTCTTTGAAGATAGTCTCCGTCAGGGTCGTACTGTACTACTTGATAATTCTATTTTTGAGCTCGGCACAGCTTTTGACAGTAACAAATATGCAGAATGGATCAATAAACTTAACCCGACCGAATATATCATTCCAGATGCTCTTGAAGACTGTGATGCAACTATTTCTAAAGCAAGATCTTGGCTAGACTATAATGTCTATCACATCACTGCCCAGTCTAAGAGAATCGGCGTTGTGCAGGGCACAAATTATGGAGAATTGGTGAAGTGTTATACTGCCTTAGATAGACTAGGCGTGGATAAAATCGCTATTTCTTTTGATTACTCTCATTATTTAAGTGTATTTCCGTATACCAACACATGGGCTAGCTATGCTATGGGTAGAGTGATGACTTTGCAGCGCTTGTTAGATGACGGGGTAATTAATCTTGATAAACCTCACCATTTGCTCGGTTGCGCACACCCTAGAGAGTTTAGCTTTTATAATAGACCTGATTTTAGTTGGATTGAATCTCTTGATACTTCTTCGCCTATTGTACACGGTATTAAGAAGGTAAGTTACGGAGATAAAATTGCGACTTGGTATAAAGAAAAAACTAAACTGGCAGACTTACTTGACTGCGTGCCAGATGCAGAGCAAGAATTTTGGATAGCTGAAAATATTAATAAGTTCAGAAGCTTTGTTCTTAATGGATAAAGATGTAGCTGCAATAACTGAACTTGTCAGAATTAGTTATCCTCACTTACTGGATAATAATACTAAAATTATAGATTACTGTTTTTGGGATCCTATAGGTAACAAAGAAATACCTACGAAAGACTTCGATGAGGTACACAGAATTAAAAATACTCGCAATATGCCTGAAGTTTTGCTTGTAATTTATTTTAGTGATAATACAATAGGTTATCGTTTAAAACTATGAAAAAGGACTTTTACTGGAAAGCTTTTTTCTCTCAAAGCGGGTCAGAAATCTATGAAATTTCAACTCGCATTGGTCGCTTTCCGGATGCAATTATAACTAATAAGAAGCCGGAAGATATGGATAAAATCAATCCTAAGCTTCTCGAGAAAGCGTTTGACCGTTTTATCTTTGTACCGCAAAAACCCACTGTAGAAGAATATAAAGAAGCCATTAGAAGAGCTGATATGATTACTCTTCACGGTTTTTTGCGTATTCTACCTCCCGATATTTGCGGACGTTATAGAATATTCAACGGACACCCGGGCTTAATTACTAAATTTCCCGAGTTGAAAGGCAAAGACCCGCAAAAGAAAGTATGGACAACCCACAGCTCTACCCCGTACAAGTTTCACGGCCACGTGATACATAAAGTGGTTCCTGAAGTAGATGCTGGTGAAATTGTATCCACTAAGCAGTTTTATAGTGATAATATACACACTGAGTTCAACAATTTGGATGAGTACATTGTTTATTTGCATAAGCTAGCAATCGAAAATTGGGTTGAATTTGTTAAAAAACAAGTTATATTAAACAATACTTCTTATGCGTACTAATTACAAAGCAGCTATTTGTGGAGCGCATTCACAAGGTAAGACTACATTAGTTAATGCATTAAAAATGCAGCCAGTATTAACTAGTACGAATCATTTTTCGTTTCGTACTAATCTTACTAGAGATTTAAAAAGTTTGCTACCAATTAACGAAAACGGTACATCAATGACGCAGTACATGGTTATGGCGCGTCATTTAGAGTTTGCCTTGACTCCAGGCAATTGGGTGTTAGATCGTGGAGCTCTTGACGGCATTGCTTATACTTCTTATTTTTACGAGAAGGGCCAGATTAGTGATCCTGTGTATAAGGCTGCTATAGAGGTTTATAAGGAATGCTTAGAGCGTTATGATCGTATTTTTTATATTGCGCCTGAATTACCTCTGGCTGAAGACGGCACTCGTAGCGTAGATAGAGAGTTTTTTGACGGAGTTGTGAAACAGTTTGATTTTTATATCAATCATTATTCTACTAAAGATAAAATTAAATACGTAATGGGTACAGTTGAAGAACGCGTCAACACCGTAATTACTGAGATTAAAAAAGATTTCGAATGAATACTAATAACATCGACAAGGTACTTGGTCAGAGAGTAGATTCTCCTACCACTTACACACCTGAAATTCTTGTGCGTGAAGAACGCCAGCGTAATCGCACCTACCTCGGTCTTCAGGACGAAAGCCTTCCCTTTGTAGGGTTTGATATTTGGAACGGTTATGAGTGCAGCGCGCTTACTGAATCTGGTCTTCCGGTTACTTGCGTAGCTAAAGTCGTCTATCCTTGTACTAACAAGTATATTGTAGAGTCTAAGTCAATGAAGCTATATTGGAACGGCTTTAATATGCAGCCTATGGGTAAGAATGTTAAGGAAGTACTCAAAAACATTAAGACTACTGCTGAAAAGGATCTTTCTGCGTTGCTAGAGACTGAAGTTAAAGTAGAACTATACTCTCAACTTCTTGAAAACCGAGACGAGGAGTTAGATATTTGGTCTTCTGATTATACTCCGGGAGATGTTTGGACTGTACTAGAAAATATTCCTGCAGCTAAGAAGATGAAGTTTACTGTGTTCAATGAGACGCCTGATCTTCTTAAGGTTGAAGATAATATTGGTGCTAAGCACTATATGAGCACACTTCTTCGTTCTAACTGCAAGATCACTCATCAGCCTGATTCTGGAGACATCTATATCTATTACAACGGGGATAAGTCAGTTACTGAAGAGTCTCTTCTTGAGTGGGTTGTGTCGTTCCGCAATGAATGTCATTTTCATGAAGAAATCTGTGAAGCAGCATATAAGCGTCTCTGGGATGCCTTGCAGCCTAAAGAACTACTTGTGACCTGTTTCTATGCTCGCCGGGGTGGTTGGGATATTGTTCCTACTCGAGCCTCAAATAAGAAACTTCTCGATAAGAATCTTATCAATCCAAAGTCTTATTACTTTAAGTTCCCACGTCAATAACTTGACTATCTAAAATTATACATTAATATACATATATGAACCCAGATAACATCGTTGTATTCCTTGATTCAATTCAGCGTACCATTATTGCGACTCAAGTCGAGTCGCCTGCTAAGGGTAAGTTGGCTGTTACCAAGCCAGTCGTACTCAATGTACAGCCTACTCCTGATAAGAAACTTCAAGTTCAGCTTTACCCTCTTTTCTTTAGAGAATTCACTGCTGATCGGGATGCATTTCCGGTCTGGGTGTACGATGAATCGAGTATTACTTCGACCGACGTTGCTCTTGAGCCGAATCTTGTTGCACAATATAAGCAAATGTTCCAGACTCAAAACGTTACAGCTAACACCCCTGTAGTGAAGCTGTTTGACGACGAGAAGAACTAATATGGCTCGTAAAGCTAATAACGAAGAAACTAAAGCATCCAGCCTCAAAGACATTTTTGAGGCTGTAGACGCTCTCAATACGGATGCTTCTCTTCTTTCTGAAGAGAACTCTCTGTCTATAGTAAACGACTGGATTGACACTGGTTCATATGCCCTTAACGCCATTTTCTCCGGTTCAGTTTATCGTGGGGTGCCTGTTGGTCGGGTTACCGGTTTTTCTGGTCCTTCTGGCGCTGGAAAGACACTTATTATTAACAAAATCATCGCCAACGCGCAAAAGAAAGGCTATTTTGCGGCTATTTGGGATACAGAAGCTGCAGTTGACCGTCAATCCGCTGAAGGTGTTGGTATTGATCCTTCGCGGGTTAAATATTACCCTGTTGAAACCGTGGAAGATTGCCGCAATCAAATTGCTACGTTTCTTGATAAGATTATTGCAGCAAACGACCCGAACCTCAAAGTAATTGTAGCTATTGATAGTCTAGGCAATCTTGCTAGCGCTAAAGAGCTTCGAGATGTTACTGAAGGTAAAGACGCAGCTGATATGGGTACCAAGGCCAAGGCCATGAAATCTATGATGCGCGCTCTTACGTTTAAAGCCGCTAAAGCTCGAGTGCCAATATTGTTTACTAACCATATCTATGATAATCCTACCTCTCTTTATCCTGAATTGGTTAAAAAGCAGTCTGGAGGATCAGGCCCTATCTACCTTGCCTCGCTTCTCGTACAACTTGCTACGCGTAATGAGAAGATTGATAAGAATGAAGATCAAGAAGCTATCGGAGTAGCTCACAACGTAAGTGGTGTTACTCTATCAGCAATGACAGTTAAAAATCGTTTTGTGCCTCCATTTCTTAAGGCCGAACTCTATAACAACTTCCGTACTGGTTTGACTCGCTATGCAGGTCTTGCTGATATGGCAATTGCTATGGGGGTAGTTACCGGAGATAAATCGTATATGTTAGGTACAGAAAAGATTGGTTATAGAAAGAATTGGGAAAACGATACCGAGTTCTGGGAAAAGAAAGCACTACCGCTTCTTGAGCAAACGCTTAAAGAAAAAGTATGCTACGGTTCAACTTTTACTGAAGAACCGGAACCTGAAACCGAAGCGGTAGAAGGATAAAAATAAAAGCTAAGGGCAACCTTAGCTTTTTTAATTTACACTATATAATTAAAGTATGAAGAAAGAAAAGCTTCAGGTTAATACTGAATTCTTTGAGAACATAGTAGCGTGTCAATGTTTGACAAATTCCTACTATACTTCTCTCGTATTAGATCATCTATTACCTGAGAACTTTAAGAATCCAGGTAATAAACTTGTAGTAAGCATAATTAAAGACTTTTTTACTAAGCGTAGAGTTTTACCGACTATTACTGAGATTAAGACCTACCTTAATAAAGACGAAGACTTAAAACTCTTCAAAGAAACAGTAACTACATATAAGCAATATGATACAGCTCTTAATATGGATGAGCTTATTGCTAATACCGAAACCTTTTTTAAAGAAAAAGCAGTCTATAACACAGTACTCAAGATTGTTGATGATGTCTCCAAAGAAAAAAGTGATTACGCTAAATTTTTGCAATGGTTCGAAAAGGCGTGTAACATAACTTTAGTAAATGATATCGGTTTAGACTTCTACGGGGAATACGATAAGATTATTAAAGATCTCGGTACCCAAAATGAAGTATTGCCGCTAGGCTGGGATTTTATCGATAACAAAATAGGCGGCGGTTTAGCTAAAAACGGACGAGCGTTATATCTTTTCCTTGGTCCTACCAACGTAGGTAAGAGTATCTTTCTAGGTAATGTAGCGAGTAACATGGCTCAAAAAGGACTGACTACTGTATTGATATCTTTAGAAATGCCTGAAATGATGTATGCTAAAAGAATTAGCAGTCACCTTTCTAAAATCCCTATTAAAGATATCCAGCAACAGATCAGTTCTCTTGAAGCGTATTTTAAAGATGCATCAGAATCTCGTAAACGCAAACTTATCATTAAAGAGTTTCCTCCTAAGAGTATCACCGTAGCTGGAGTTAAGGCATATCTTGAATCATTGGTTAAAGCAGGTATTAAACCTGATGTGTTAGTAATTGATTATCTTGGTTTGCTTAAAGCGAGCTCTGGAGATAACTCATACGAGCAAGGTAAAGTAGCTTCTGAAGAGTTAAGAGCATTATCTTACTTTTTTAATATGCCGGTAGTTAGCGCGATTCAAACCAATCGAGAAGGTATGGAAACGCCGTCTCTAGATACTGTTAGTGAATCCTTAGGCGTTGCTTTTACTGCAGATGTGGTTTGGGCTATTTATCAAGAAGAAGGAGATCAAGAGCTTGGAATTATTAAAGTAAGTGGTGTAAAGAATCGCTTAGGCCCGAAACATGGAGCAACAGCTATGCGCATAGATTACAATACCCTATCGCTATCTGAAGAAAAAGGATATATAGGTCTTGCAGGTAACAAATCCGAGTCTGGTTTAGACGAAATAATGAGCTTAGAAAATAAGCTGGATAATATAGTAAAATAGGTTAAATAGATTTTAGTGAATTTCAATAAGATATATGTCTTTACAGATTTTGATTTAGACGGAGTTGCTTCATTATTAATGCTGCATTGGGGTCTAGGCGCTAAGCCCGGCCAGTTACCGTTTAAAGCTACTACCGTATCTAATTTTCGTAGAGAGTATTTAAATTGGCTAAACGAAAATAAACCAAGCGATTTCGATAAAATTTTTATCTTAGATCTTGACGTTTCGAATAGCGTTGATTTAATTGATCTCAAAAACGTAACCATTATCGATCATCACCTTACCCACGTCAAGGCAATAGCAGAATATAAAAACGCTAAGCTTAATATTGTTGAAACGAGCAGCTGTGCAAAATTAATTTACAATGTATTAAAAGATAAGATTAATTTAACACCTGAACAGAAATATTTTATTGGGCTAGCTGATGATTATGATTCCTATCAGTTTAAATTAAAAGAGACATACGAGCTTAATAGCCTTTATACTAATACTCAAAAGAAAGATAATAAGCCACGCGCACAAATATTCTTAGAAAAGTACTACGATGGCTTTAAACCATTTACTTCTCAAGAAAAAGCTATTATTAAAGATCACGTGTCTCGTCGAGACAGCGCGATCAAGTCGTTACAGATGTTCAAAGGAACAGTATCGATCGGTGGTAAAGACCGTACTATTTTAGGCACCTCTGGTAACAAATTCGTCAACGAAATTTGTGACTATGTAATACGCACCCAAAACGCTGATATAGTGTTCTTTGTTAATACTGACAATCAACACGTATCATTTCGTAAGAATAAATCTTGCGAAATAGATCTATCTAAATTAGCTGCTAAACTCTGCGAAGGAGGCGGACACGAATATGCAGCGGGTGGTAAAATTACAGAAGGTTTCCTAAATTTTACCAAGCTATTGTCGCCAATTTAAAATGTCCGGAGTAGTAGGAGCTTTACAAGACGCGGTTATTGAAACGCCTCTTGTTAATTTAGCCAAAGATGAACTCGAAGTAGAGTTAATTAAGTTTGGCTCGTTTTGTTCTATTATACACAATAAAAAACTCAATAATGTAACTATTTTTTCGTTAATAGTTAAAAACAAACTCTACCGTAAGATTTTTATGGAGCTTACAGATACTGATAGCGAACGAGAAGCGATATTACTTTTTTTAAAATATAATAGTAGTCTTTGCCGTAGCAAAGTTGTTAGAGAGATATTAAAATCATAGCTCATTAATGAGCGTACAAGAAATTTATAACACTTATTTAAGTGTTTCCCGCGGGCATAAAAACAAACCTTGGAAGGCTCGCAAGGATTTTACTGGATTCGATAAGACTGAAGAAGGTCTTATTTGTATCCGGTTAGAGCTGTTCTTTAGCAGATTCCCGCAAATAACAGTAAAAGATTTTTTTCTTGCGCCTTATCTGCTTTATAAAGATGAAGATTATTTTCCTTTGAAGTTTTATCTCACACAAAAAGCAATTAGTACTTATAGTATAATACAAAAACAAAAATTAGAAGAAATGCCGGATAGTGAAAGTCATTTAGCCGATATTGTAACTACTATAAAATATATTGCAGAAAAATGCGTACAAGAAAAAATATCATTTAACACGTTTGTTAACGCTAAAAGCGGATACACATGGAGAATACTGCAAGAATACGTAGATAGAAAGATTAATTTGTACGTATTATTATCGTTGCCTAATTTCTGGAACATAGTAGACTCCCTTTCTTTACAAGACAAAGAACTGTATCTCGGAACAGCCCATAAAGACGCTACAAAATATCAAATGCGACTCAACAACTCCGTAAGAGCTAAAAAAATTATTAATGAAGCTTTTAAGAGGCTCAACCAACTTAAAGTTGATTAAAAATATTTTCTTACTAATATATCATTAATTCATTACATATGAAATCTTATAACACTAATATGTTTGAGAGCATTAAGAATGCTCTGGATAAGGCTAAGACGAAGAACTCTTCAGGTTCTGCATATCGCAACCTGTTGCAGATGGAACCTAATAAGACTTATACGGTTCGCTTTCTTCCTAATATCAAGAACCCTGAAGAGACTATTCTTCATTATTTCCATCATGGCTGGAATAGTATTTCTACCGGTCAGTACTCGAGTGTAACCTCGCCTTCTACTTGGGGCGAGCGCTGCCCTGTAAGCGAGCTTTATTTTAAGGTACTTCGCGACGGCACGGATGAAGAGAAAGAGCGTGCAAAGGCTAATCTTCGCCGTAAGGAAAACTGGCTTGTCAATGTTTATGTTGTAAACGATCCCTCAAAGCCAGAAAATAATGGTACCGTAAAGGTGCTTCGTTACGGCAAGCAGCTTGACAAGATTATTCAATCTGCTATTAACGGAGACGACGCTGACGAGTTTGGCGCGCGTATTTTTGACCTTTCCCCTGAAGGCTGCAGTTTTCGTATCAAGGTTGAACTTGTTTCTGATAAGCCCGGTGCTCCTAAGTACCCGACTTATACTGCATCAAAGTTTCTTAACCCTTCTGCGATTGAAGGTTTAGATGAGGCCAAGATTCAAGAAATCTACGACAGCATTCACGACCTTAATGCGTTTGTAGATCGCAAATCTGCAGATGAAATTAAAGCTTTTATCGATGAGCATTATTTCGGTAAAGAAGATGAAGGAGATGTAGAAGACGGTACTCCTGAAGCGCCTGATACAGTACCAGGAGACGAAGAAGACGTGCCTTATGAAGCTCCCGCTGCAAAGGTAGCACCTAAGCCCGCACCTGTTAAGACCGCAGCTCCGACCCCTAAGCAAGAAGCAGTAGCAGATAACGATAGTAAAGTTCTTGATATTCTTAACGGTCTTGACAAGCTATAATAATGGCTGAATCTACCAAACAACCACAAGCGCTTGATCCAGCTGTATTAGAACAGCTGGCTGCTCAAAGTAACCGGGTAACTAACGAAGAGTTAATACTTGCGGCTATGTTTGGTAAGCAGCTGCAGTCTGATATTAATACTATTAAGAAACAGTCTGCTGAAGTAAGGGGTAGTCTCAAAGTGTCGGATGTTGATATGAGTAAGGTTATGCCTTCTCATATCCTTCCGGCGATGGGAATTATGGCACCGAAGCAGGCTTCGCCGCTACCACAAATTCCTGTAATACCCGCCCAAGTACCGCAAATTTCAGTAGAGACTCCTCCGTATATAGAGCCTACCGCGCCTCAGCATTTGTCTTTACCGCAAGTTTCCTGGAATACCCCTACTTCTCAACCAGTACAAGACCCCAATCAACTTGAATTTTCATTCGATAAAAAAGCTCGTTATGAAGATATAATGGAGGCTATTGATAAACTAGAAGATAGAGTTATACTATTATCTAATAAAATTGATTCAGTAATTGAAGCTTTAGATAAAAAAAAATTGAAAAAGACCGATGGAACTCAAACTGGTTAAAAAAGATTTTGCGGATAACTTCCTAAGCGTAGTAGGTAAAGCGGTAGATATCGCTTCAGTTAAACTTACTAAGCAAGGACTGTATACTATTTGTAACAAGCCTGATACTAGTATTATACTTCTTGCAAAGTACAATAAGGATTTTGTAGTAGAAGAAGACGTGACTCTTAATATTGGAGATGTTAAAAAACTACTAAGAGTTATTGACTGTATTGATGAAGATGAACTCTCGTTTAAGATAGAGTCCAATCATCTTTTTTATAAGACACCCAAACTTCAATTCAAATATCACTTTCTTGATGATTCTGTAGTTCCAAAAGCTACTCTTAAGAAAGATAAAATTGAAAGTCTGACCAATGATACGTATTTCAGTATTAGTAACAAGAAGCTTCAAGAAATCTTAAGAGCAAGTTCTTTTACTACTGAGACCAATAAAATTTATCTCTACGGCCAGCCGGATGGGGTGTATTGCGAATTAGGAGATAAGGAAAGAAGCAATACCGACAGTATTAATCTTAAGGTAACTGAAAGTGTGGAAGGAGCTCCGTTTAATCAAAGTATACCGTTCAATTTAGATATCTTTCGTATTCTTACTGGGGTTAAATTCGAAAATGCGCGCGTTGGTATTAACCTTAAATACAAGGTTATGTCGTTTTACGTTAAGCCAACTGATGAGACTGAATTTACATTCATCATATCAGGACTTGTAAAATAATGGCTAACAAAATTACTACTCAAAGCTATTTTATTAAACGACTTAAGGACAGCGGTTATGTCGTATATAAAATATTTGATGGTTACGGAGAAGCTGATCCGCGCAGCTGGACCGTAATGATCGATCCAGGTAATGCATCTATATTCTGCACCTGTTACGTTAATGACCAATCTATGTTTGGAGATACGTACTTTGAAATATATGATGGTGGTCAGTACATTCCTGAAAAATTTAAGTTGAAGACCGAATCGATTGAAGTTATAATTAGCTATTTAGTAAAATTCGGTATTAATAATAAATCTGAAACCTACACAAAACAACCATGAGCAATAAACTCGAACACCCGCTTCTTCCTACTGCAAACAGCAGTATGCTTGTTTCTGACGATGAGAAGAAGAATATTATTGAAAATGCAGCTAAGGCTTATGAAGGCTTTCTTGACGCTCTTCGTATTGACTGGCGTAATGACGTAAATAGTGCAGACACGCCGCGTCGAGTCGCCAAGTCTTATGTTTGCGATCTTATTAAAGGCTGCTATGAAGGCCCGCCTAAGATTACAACATTTCCTTCTGATGGTTATGATGGTATTGTTAGTCAGATGAACATACCGGTAACTTCGATGTGCTCTCACCACCATCTTGCTTTTACAGGGGTTGCGCATGTTGCTTATATCCCGGACATGAACGGGCAAGTTATCGGGCTTTCCAAACTTAATCGTATTGTTGAGCACTATGCTCGCCGCCCTCAAATTCAAGAAGGCCTGACAGTGCAGATTCATAGAGCTATTGACGAGCTTTGCAAAGGCAATCAAGGGGTCGCGGTAGTGCTTAAGTGTTCGCATACATGCGCGTGCCATCGCGGGGTAAAGCATCACGGTTGCGCGATGATTACTTCTAAGCTTTCTGGTAGCTTTATGAATGAAGGGGCAGCACGTAAAGAATTTTACGATTTCATTGCATCCGCTGAGCGTAATAATAAATAATATAAATGGCCGCTAACAAAAAGAGCAAGACAGCCAAGCCCAAAAAGGATCCTAAAAAAGAGGCTCAGCCGGCTCCTGCAATACCGGTACACCCCCCGGTCGACGCGGCCCCTGTTTTATCTCAGACAGAACAAGTTAATATTCAAGAGATGCTTCATTTAGCTAAACTTGAATATCTTAAAAATCTTAAACAAAAGGTTGTTAAGGAAAAACGTAGAGAGATTAATTCTTTAGATCAACAGATTAAAGAGTTTCTCGGTTCTTATATGCTTATCGGTTATGACCTTAACAACCAGCCGGTAGAAATTGTTTCAGCAGATGACCCGGCATCTCACGATGCGTTGCTTGAACGCTTTCGTAGAGTAATGTTTAAGATTAATCAAAACATAGTAAATAGCCAAGGTAATGATCCTTACGGTCTTAAAGAAGACGACGACGGCTCTTAAGAGGCGTTTTAGTCCAGAGCGTACCTTATATGTTGTTATTGCTGGAACATATAAAGGAGACTGGTTAGTTAGGGTCAAACCTGGACCCACAGAATCTGTGTATATGGTTTTGCCTGATAAAGAAGCAAGAGTAATTTCAAATAAAGATTTTGAGTGGGGACTTGCAAATAAAGTAATAGAAGTAGTTGACGTTTTACCTAAGCCAGTGTACAATGTTTGCTTAGCTAATTTCGGTCAAACTAAAACTAATGCACAACGAAGTAACACTGCTAGTAGACGGCAACAACACTCTCCACAGGACTCACTGGATAGCCAACAATACCGGGAGACCACTAGTTAATTCGAAAGGCGTTAACACAGGCAGTATTTTTGCCTTTATCAAGACTATTAAGTCTAACGCGACCCAGTTTAACGCTGATAAGGTTTACATCGCTTGGGATCGTAGGTTAAACTATGAAGTGCCTAATTTCCGTAAAACCTTGACGGAAGGTACGTACAAAGGCACCAGAGACCATGAACGTAACAAGTCTGTTTATGATAGTATGGATCCTATTGTTAAAATTACTACTTCTTTAGGTATTCGTAATATCTATCCGGGTAAGCTTGAAGCAGACGATGTTATCAGCTGGTTGTCTACGAATATACCAGGTAAGAAGGTTATTGTAAGTGTCGACAATGATTTCGCTCAATTAGTTTCACCGGATGTATCTTTCTTTAACCCTATTAAAAAGGTTATCATTAACGTAGACAATTTTGTTGAACACTTTGGATTAACCCCAAAAGAATTTGTTTATTACAAAGCTATAGCTGGCGATAAATCCGATAATATTCCCGGGTTAGAAGGTTTTGGTAAAATTAAAGGTCAGAAACTCGCTAAAGCATATGCTGCAGGAGATAAAGAAGCTATGGTTTACAAGGACCGTATCAACGAGACGCTTAAGCTCGTAGATCTAAACTATGGGCTTCAACAGCACCCTGAGGAGCCTGAATTATACAGTAAACAAATTAAAGAATTAGAATTAGTTAACCCTGACTTTAATAGTTTTACTGCTATATGCGAAGAATTAGAGTTTAAGTCTGTTTTAGAAAATATAAACGATTGGAAGG